TGAGCCCATCCGATGCAATATGCAGGGCATTATTCAGAACCCGCGTTAGAACTTCCTTGGTATCCAAATACGGCCCAAACACAGGCGAGGACTTGAGCTGCACCAATGCCATGTTTTCCGCAATGCGGTGGATTTGGCTCGGCACGTTCGGGTCCGATACCGGGATCAAATAGTGATCGTCCAACGCCTTGTTCAGCGTATCCGTATCCCATTTCGTGGATGTGTTTTTGTTGAACCGCCAGAAGTCCTCGGGATATTGCCGGAACAGGTCCACCACCATCTGGATTTCTTCGGCCTGCGCCGTATGCATTCCCTTGTGCGCCGCAGCCATGACCTTCGTGGCCTGCTCGATCTGCGCCATAATCGTACCGACTGGGATATCCTGTGTTCCCTCGCCAACCGGGTTTTCCGCAGTCGATCCCACCCGCTGGGACGCCTCGGTCACCTTGTCGATCATGGTCATCAGGCCGGGCGTCACGTCATGGAACGGCGACGGCATCACGATATTGCGGATATCCCCGCCAGCTCCGGAAGCATCGATCGGGATACCCTGACCCGGACCAGCCGCGAAGTTATTGGTATTCTGCCGCTCGCCGCCCTTGAGGAACAGGAACGCCGGGAATGATGCCTTCTGTCCTGCATCTAGCGCCAACCGCCACGCCAGTGTCATTGCAATGGTGGCATTGCCCAAGATATTCAACAGCCCCGTGCCGTAGAAACCTGGTCCCGGAACGTAAGGATATTTGACGTACATCCGCTTGCGCTGGCATTCATCGTCGTCCGGACGCCAATCCCTACGGATAGCTAGAACCTCTCGCGTATCCACGTCCAGCGACACTAGATATGGTAGCGGTATCTTCTGGTCCTTAAACTCATTCGGAGCGAATTTTGGCAGATCAAGCTCGCACTGGGTTTCGTACAGATTATAGGGCTGATCCTGTGGCCGGTCCTGTGCGCTCCGCGTGCCCTGTATTTCGTCGGTCTTCATCGTAATCGGATCGAGCGTAGATGATCCGGACGGCTGGGTTAGTTCGATATCCCGATAGGCCCCGGCCCGCATCATCCGCTTCATGACCGAGGGCAGCATTTCAATTTGATGCGTAATGCGTGTGCAGGACCGCAAATCCTTCATGCTGTTGGAAACAATGAACTTCTCGACCGGAACGCTCTCGGAAACCGGCCGCCGTCTCATCGGACAACGATAGACCTTCTTGAACCCGCTCCCGCCGAATTGCGTCCCCCACAACAGCATGTGCGAAGTGTCCGGGTAGTATTCCGTCATGATATCCGTGAAAAAACGGTTCATGTCGGCTTCGAACGCATCGGCCAGCGTGTCCTGCTCGTCCACGGCATCACCCGGAACTGGAGCCGGATTGCCGACCGCAGGACGCGCTCTGGCGATCTTGTCGTTCCGGACCTTCACTGGCCCCGCCGCCGGCAGCAACTCTGCCACAGCGTTCGCCCAGCCCCGCAGGACGGCTTCCAAGAGCAACGGCGAGCGCACTACGCTCATGCCCTTGATGCCAATGGCCGATGTCGAATCGTTGGGGTCTTCCAGCTTCAGACCGATCACAGTCATCCCGAGCGACAAATTCTGCAAATGCTCGGTTCTGGACCGAATATCGCTGTCTATGCCTTCCATCAGGTCATTGGCGATAACGCCGAGTTCCCCGTCCGGCATCTTCAGGGCTAGGTTCTCGTAGAACTTCTCGGGATCGTCGTCTTGATCCTGGGGCGCAATATCGGGCCGCAGATTAACCACCACGCCGGATTCGGGAACCACAATCTGGCCCGTGACCGGATCGGCATGGATCGCGGCCGGGTCATCGCCCTCGATGGTAACGGTGATATCTTGGTCTAGGGCGGGATCAGCCATGTTCCGCTACATATCAGCAATGGCGGGAAATTGCCATCTAGTTGCCCCGCCCATTGCGAACCTTGATGATCGACCCGCCGCCACCGCCCTGATTGAACACGCTCACAATCTTGCTCATGAACGCGCCGCAGCCAAGATACAGGTCCGCCGCCTGCCGACCTCCTGATGTGGCATTGAAACCGCCCTCAGATACGGAAATAACCGCAACGGACGTAATCAGACCGCGCTCGGCCGCCGATAGCGCGTCTTGCAGAACCTTGATGATTTGGGCCTGATCGGGGTTCTGTCCATCGAACGGATTGGCTTCGGGCTTAATGAGTTTCATTTCGTATCCCATCTGGTTTTTGGTTCATTCGCTGGCATTTCGGCCAACATAAAGTGTGAGCAAATATCAGTCTCGCCTTTTGCAACAAGATCAGCACACGCGCGGTTAACATCGGCCACGATGCGTTCTGGCGTCCATTCCTTCAGACATAAGCCAGTCACCGCAAAGCCGCGCTCGCCATCGTGAACTATGATATTGCCGGTGCGATGATCTGGCACAATTACCCATCCTGCGGGCACAGAAACCGCACCGCGCAGGAAGTTGGCATTGTCGTTGATAAATTTGAGCGAAACACTCATCGTTTCGATGGCTCAAATCCAGTGTGAGCGCGTTCCACGGTCTCCCGGTACGACCCCTCGCCAGACGCCTTCCCCGCCACCGCTCGGATGCCCTGAATATGCAGGATTACCGTTCGCAGATACTCCCGCTCATGGTCGTATAGCCGGCCCTCGCTGTTGTCGATGATGGCCTGTAGGCCGGGGATGATGTCTGTCATGTTCTCTCCTCATTGAAAGCTAACGGTGGATTTTACTGCATGTTTATTGCCCGGGATACAATAGCTGCCAATGCACCCATCTGCCGTAGCGCAGGCGGATGTAGAGCATGTGGGCCGTGCAGGCTATCGGGTAGCCGATCATCCAGAGCGTGCCAATTCCGATAAAGAACGTGGCGACGACCGTAAACCAGTAGGGAAAGGTGACAACCAGAAGCAGAAAAGTGACAAAGTTCATTCGGTTCATTCCCTAATCCAGCCCCGAGTACAGCGCCTTCACCTTTGGCTTGAACCGCGCTTCCTCATCCTTGCGGTCCCGTATCTCCTGCGGACGATCCGCAAAACCATTGGACCGGAGCCATTTCAGAGCGTGCGTCGTGGCATCTACCAAATCGTCATGCCGGCCGCGGGGAAACACCTCGCATTGCTTTATCACCATGTCCGCAAAAGGTCGATTGGGAGCGTACACCAATCCTTGCGAGAAAATAGGCTGCACCGCAAGGGCTCTTGCAAGTTTATCCCCCTTGGCGTCCACCAGATCAATGCCCCAGCCTTCCCGGCCGGCAATCCGTTCCAACTCATGAGCAGCATCCAGACCAGACGCCTTGCCCTCGATTATCAGCCGATCAACCCGCCGCACCCGGCAGGTATGTATCAGCCATTCTACCAAACCCCATTCTTCCTGAATACGCGAATAATAGAGCCGATCAGCCCGAGCGTCTTTTTCGGTTTCCTTTCCCTTCCGCGGCAGCTTGGTCTCGCACCGTTTGAGGTATTCAGGATTAGGCGGGCCGTTCCATTTGCTCTTGGCATTGGAGTTGTATTCGTATGCCTCCTGCAGTGGTAGCGAGCCGTGCAACTGCTTTCGCTTCTGCCAAGCATCCACTAACATAATCCGCCGCTCGTCACCTTCCTTGAAGCACCCCCAAACCGTAATCGCGCTAGGATCGTTCTGCTTCTTCTCGGTAAAAGCTGTATCGGCTGCAGCTAGGATGAAATCGAACTCCGGAAATTGCCCGTTCGGAGGATCCCATACCTGCCACCAATCGCCACGGATTACGTCGCCGCCGCGGGGGCTAGGGGTTTGCATGTACTGGCCGGCCCACGCATGAGACCCGATTTCCTTTTGCAATTGAGCAAGGGCCGAAACGGGGAACCGCTCGGGCCACGCGGCAAAGCCCTCACACATCTCTGGGTCCGGATCGTAACGCGGATCAGTCCATCCTATCGAATTCTCAATCGGTTTGCCGTCGATCGTCAGCTCGTTGAACTCGTACAGCATTGGAATGCAAAGATGGACGTAATCAAAATCATTTTCGAGAAGAACGCCTGAAACGTCTAATTCGTGCAATCGCTGCATGATGATAATGATGGCACTGCTCTCTGGCGAGTTGAGCCGGTTCGACAATGATTCTCGAAACCATCGAATTGTCTCGGAGCGCACAATATCGGATTCAATATCAATTACGTTGTGGGGATCGTCACAATTTGAAACTACAATTAAGTTGCCACGGCCGCATAAAAAGGTATGATTATCGGCAACCTCTAAACAGAAAGTAGTTTCCGCATGACTAGCATCTTGAATGAAGAGTGGCGAACGGCCGTCAGTTGCGGAGATGGATTTTACGACATCTCCACACTCGGCCGCCTCCGTAGCAATATGAGAATAGTCGATCGGGTCGGTAAAAAAGGAGGACGACTTATTATCCCAGGAAAGATCATGACGCCCATTCTCAGCAAGGGATATCCTCGGTACACGATAAGAGTTGGAGGATGTAGCAAATACGTTTTTGCCCACCAGTTGGTAACAGCAGCTTTCATAGGCCCCTGTCCAAAAGGACAGGAAGTTCGCCACAAGGACGGAAATCCAGCCGATCCGCGCCTTGAAAATCTCGAATATGGAACGCGCGCCCAAAACATTGCCGACGCGAAACGACACGGAACATTTCCCCTGCATGAAAGGCGCCCTGGCTCTATTCTTACTAAAGCGCAGGCTATAGAAATCGCCCAATGCACGGACAAGGGCGCTGATATTGCCGCGAGATATGGGGTCAAACGAAGCACCGTTTATCAAATTAGAAGTGGCATCAACTGGAGTGATATAACTGAGGGTTTCCGACTTCCGAGCTACCGAAGTGTCGGGCGCAAGATCACGCCAGAACAGGCTTTGGAAATACGCACCTCTTCTGACACTCAAAGAAAACTTGCTCTGCAATACGGTGTTAGCCCTAGGCTTATTTGGGCAATCAAAAACGGGCGGACTTGGCAATCTGTGGCTGCGGGTTAAGTTCTCTGCCTTCACCCACCCGTCATATGTCCAAATCATATGATTTGGAGTACATCGAATAGAAGAACCGTCCGATAGAGAAATCTCGACTATCTCACTGCCGGGATTTTCAAACCATCCAACTATTGGCTTTAATTCAAACTCGCCGGTATCAGTATTCATCGACCACACTCGGCACCTTGTTGTGCCTTTGACTAGATCGTCAATGGGCACAGGTCCGTGCTCGGTTGCTACCAACTCGCCCGCGGGGAAACAAATCACGCGATCAGCTCT